GGTTTTGTTATTAGATATATGGATGATATTGTGAAAGCAGTAGCACCAGTATTAGACGCTCTTAAACAATTAGGTGTAGCACTTAAACCTGTATTTGATGAGATAATGAAAGTTGTTGACATTGTTGTTAAAGGTGCTTTAATTAGTATTGGTCACTCATTAAGAATTGTAATTGCAACAATAGAAATGGCATTTATGACTTTCTTAAATAGTTTAAAATTTATGAAAGACTTGATATGGGGTCTTATAACAGGTGATTTAGAATTAATTAAGAGTGCATTTACAAATTTATTTGCAGGCTTTCAAGAGATAGGCGATAAGTTTATTGGCGCCATACTAGGTGCATTTAAAGATATGATTAATGGTATTGGTGAGATATTTGGTTTTGAAAATCTAATTGAATCAACAAGAGTATTTTTTATGGAAACAATACCAAACTTCTTTAATGAGGCAATAGAGAATTTTAAAATAGAAATACAAAAAGATATAGATTTTATAATGGGTAGATTTGGTGAAATCTTTGACGCAATTGGTGAAACGTTTACTAATACGGTTGATGGCGTTAAGAATTTCTTTGTATCACTACCAGGCAAAATTATGGACGGCGTTAAAAGTTTATTTGCGCCTGTTATTGATTTCTTTAATAGTGTAGGAAATAGAATTAAAGAGGCAATAAATGGTATTATTGAATCATTACCACTACCTCAATTTGTAAAAGACAAGATGAAGTTTGAAACTTCAGAGACAGCACCAGGATTAGACACAGCAGGCACAGGTGACGCTAGTATTGCTGAAAAGATTGCTAGTGATGAGAGAGCAGGCATAGAAACAATTGGTGGTGAAGTGTTTAAAGATGGTGTTATGCAAATGAATGGTGAGAATTTTGGGTCAATAGGTCCTGGTATGGCAGAAAGTATTGCTGAAAAAATAGGTGACGCAGTAAAAGTGGCATATGATACAGATAAGAAAAGATATGTAGTAGTAAAAGCAGATACGCCATTAAAACCAAGTAATTTCAAAGTCATTGGTGAAAGTCCTGATGGTGGCGTAGAGTTTGGTGATGTAGAAACAGCTAAGTCGCCTAATATTAATTCTAAAAATATTGGACCTGCCAAAGAGTCAGTTGTGCCAATAACGGTTGTCAACAATAATAGTCCTGTATCAACACAAACAAATGCTGCTACGAACTCAACACATACAGGTAAACTAGATACTGGCGTTGATAGTTACCACGACAGACACGCCTTTGTTGCTTAATATTTACCTAAATCTTTTTCTGTAATTAATTTGAATGTAAGACCATTGTCTTCACAATAGGACTTGGCTGCTGACCATTTTGCCTTGTTCTTGATATACTCTAAACTCTCACGCATATATGATTTTGTTTTCTTCTTTGGCATTTTAGGTTTATCTAATTGACGATAAGGTTTAATCTCTATCATATACTTTTGATTTTTAGATGTCTTTACAACGAAGTCTGGAAAGTATCGGTGAAATTTACTAGTGATAGGGTTATAATATCTGATTGGCAATTCTTCACTAGCCCAATATACAATGTCCTCATTAAGGTCGCAATAACGCATAAAACGTCTTTCTAATAGTGACCGATACACTATCTTTTTAGCGTCTCCTACATACTTCTTTGGGTTGGTTGGTTTGTATAAACCTTTATAACTCTTTGCCATAATATACCTATAATCTATATAAATATTGATAAAGGTATTTATATGGCATTTACAAAGTTAAAAAATCACGTATCTAATCTGGCGACACCGTTTGTTGCAAATGCAATAAACAATTTTATGTCTAATGGTTCTGCTCAAGCGGCAGGTAAAGTAGCAGCTAAATTAAAAGACAAATCACCATTTAATATAGATAGTGCGCCTAGTCAACAACTAATAGAGAATCCATTATCATTTAGTCCTGTTCAATATCCACTTGACCTTGGTAATAATGAACTTGGTCACTATATCATATTTGAATCAGGTTTTGTAGGTTATAGTCCACAAAAAGCAGGTATGTTTAACTCATCAAGTAAACCTGGTAAAAAGGTTACATCTAAAGTGCCTAATAAATCAATAATGAATTCTGCTATAGCATTGTATATGCCTAATACTATCAAGGCAAGTTATAGTCAAGACTTTGGTCCTGAAGAGGCAGGTGTTACCGGTGATATAGAAGCTGCATTGAAGAGAGCACAACAAACAGGTAATGAGAGTGCAGACCAGATTAAGGCATTTTTAGGTGCAGGTACAAATACGGTACTAAAAAAAGGTAAACAATTATTAGGTGAGGCAGTACAATTAGTTGGTCTTGGTGACCCAATTAAATTTATGATGAAGAGGGCAGGTACAGCAATCAACCCTAGAAATGAATTGTTTTATGAGGGTCCTAGTATGAGAGACTTCACATATACGTTTGATTTTTGGCCAAGAAATATGAAAGAGGCAGACGCAGTAAGAGACATTATAAAAATATTTAAATACAATTCAGCACCAGGTTTTAAAGACCAGGCAGGTGCATTATTTGAAATACCAAACTATTTTAAAATTAGTTATATGTACAAAGGCGAAGTAAATGATAAACTAAATTTAATATCTGCTTGTTATTGTACAGGCGTTGATGTTAACTATGCGCCAGATGGTCAACCTAGTTTCTTTCCTGATGGTCAACCAGTACACACACAATTAACGGTAACATTTAAAGAAGACAGAGTATTGTCTAAAGAAGATATAGACCAAGGAGCATAATGTTATACTTTGACCAATTTCCTACAATGAAATACAACATCACAGGCGTTGTTGGTGACGCTAAAGATATAACTGATATATGGCGAAAAGTAAAAGTTAGAAGTAAGATAGCAAACAACTTAGCACTATATGATAGTTTTGATGTACCAGAGGGTGACTCACCTGAAACAATTGCTTACAAAGTATATGGCAGTACAGATTATTTTTGGGTTGTATGTATAGTTAACAATGTAGTAAATAGATATTATGATTGGCCGTTAGATGAATATAACTTCCAACAATTTGTTAAAGACAAATATGATAATGCTAATGGCATACATCACTATGAAAAAACACAATCTAGTGGCAAACAAAAGGGTCAAGGACCTAGTGATTATTCACATAAAATAGAAGTAAACTCTGACACACCAGGTGCAGAGGCAGTATCAAATATAGAATACGAAAGAAGAGAACAAGATAAGAAGAGACAAATAAAACTTTTAAATCCTAGCTATTTGAATAATTTTATAGAAGAATTTAAAAACTTGATAAAGGCGTAGATAATGGTTCGTACAATTACAGGTGATAATCTTGACAAGGCAGGTCAATACTCACTAACAGATTTAGAAATAATATCATATCAGTTTGAGAAAGAAGAGTCAGCACCTAGAATAATTGATGTCAAAGGTATAACTCTTAACTTTGAACTTGCTGAAGATATACTAACCAATAATATAGTTGGTTCTATTATTGTATATGATAGACAAGATATTAGGTCATTATTGCCAATCACAGGACTAGAAAGATTATCATTAAAATTTAAAACACCAGGCACATATGGCTATGACTATACAGAGAGGTCAGGTGTACCTTTGCAGATATATAAAGTTGATAAGGTAAAGAGAGACCCGGATGTAGATGGTGCTCAACTCTATCAGATATATTTTTGTTCGCCTGAAATGTATCGTAATTCTATAACAAAAGTAAGTAAGGCATATGCAGGTCCAATAGAGGAAGGCGTTAAAGATATATTACGTAATTACCTTAAATCAGAAAAACCATTTTTCTTTGAACCGACTGCTACAAATGCCAAGATAGTAATACCAAATTTAAATCCATATCAGGCAATAAGACTATTAGCCAAGAGTGCGATACCTAGAAACTATCCTCATAATGCAGGTTATCTATTTTATGAGACAAGTGAGGGTTATCATTTTAGAAGTATTGCCAGTATGATGGCAATTGGTAGTATAGGTGCTCAGATAACACCTAAATGGAAGTTTGCGTCATTGATTTCTAGTATTACTGAAAACGCCAAACAACCAGAGATTAAAGATATAGAAAGAAGAATGTCAAGTGTAATTAAATATGAGTATGACAAACCAGTTGATATGCTAGACAATATATTTAATGGAATGTATGCAAGTAAATTAGTGAGCCACGATGCCTTTAATAAAACTATTACTACATCAAACTATGATATGATAGAAAAGGGCAAGAAACAACCACATACAGAAATGAGAGCAGAGGCAGGTCTATTATATCCTGAAGGCGTTGAGTATGCTGACACACGTAAACCACTAACTGAACACTTTGATAGTAAGTTAATGGTCAAGAGTGCCACAACCAAGATACACAATGATTATGAAGACACAGGTCTAACTGGTGGTCTAGGTGCAAGAGTAAGTACAAAACAGATAATGAGAAACCAAAACCTATCTATGTTAGTATATGGCAATACATTAATAACAGCAGGTGATATTGTAACCTTTACGAGTCCTGCTATGGTGCCCACAGGTGCAGGTGAACGTACTATTAATAATGAATATACAAGTGGCCGTTATGTAGTAA